GCGGTCTATCAAGAAAGCAGCTTTTCCCTCGCTCATCTTCATAAGCTGAGAAGAAACAGACTCTAGCCGGAGATCAACCGAGTTGCTGTGCGTTGGGAAAGCACGAAGGCCAGCGCCCCTAAGTATTTGAAAAGGAGTGGTTTCGTCAGTCTGAGCGCGGAAGTCACCAGACGGATCGCCGTATATGTACACATCACTAACAGCAGAGAAACGCGTAGATAACTCAGTGCGCAGAACCTCTGCAAAACGCACAATCCCCATATCAATCGCCACGATCTCGCCTTGAATCATCCACCTGCCACGGATTTTCTGGCCAAGAACAGCAGCAGGGGTCAATCCGAAGTCAACGCCAACATATAGCGGAACATTCGCAGCAATCGGGATTTCTTCTTTGGCAACATGCACTTCCGGCGCAAACATCGGGTAAACAGGCTTGCCATCCTGTATATGCCCCAAGCGATTCATCACATACACATCGATCCAAGATTTCGTCTTACCCTCAACCAGATTTGTGTAGTAATCCTTTTTCATGTTGCGGGCATTTTCCGCACTCTCGTTTCGATCATACCCAATCACCGAATGATCCTCACCCTTCCGCTCAACCATTCCCGGCGGCTGAGTGTAAAATCGCCAGTTAGGCGGAGAAACAAGCATACGAGCCTGCTCTTGAGGAATGTGGTCTGGAACAGGAACCTCACCAGACATGATGGGCCACCAATGATCTTCTTCAGGCGCGTTGGTATCGGCAATAACACCAGTCCAGCTAGGACCACCATCACGCATAGAAGGAAAACGGCCAACCCGCATCGTGCAAGCATCAATAATAGACTTTGGAACCTCACGCGCCTCGTTAACCCAGACGCCCGTAAGTTCGAGACTAAGAAGTTTCTTAACATCTTCGGGCCGATCAAGGGCTAAGAACAAAACCTCAAGGTCAATGTCGCCCCGCTTGATGTGGTGAGTATAAGGAACAGACCAAGCAAAGCGGCCCCACTCACTCTCAGGAAACCAATCAAGCCAAGTCTTGATCGTAGTGGTTTTTAACTGGGGGTTAGTGTTCCGAATGATTGCCCAACGGCTGCGGCGCATACCAGCCTCGTTCTTCTCCTGCATTAAAGCGCGACGAAACACCTCAACACAACAAGCAACAGACTTGCCAGAACCAACCGGACCCCTGATGCCACGAAAAAATAAATCGTCCTTCATGAACGACTTGAGAACCTCGCCGTCAGGCTTGTACTTAAAGTCAATACTCACGGAACGGCCTCACAAAAACCTCAACATTACCACTTAGTTTTATTGGACCAGTAAGCCGCTGACATCTTGCCCTTGGCAATGTTCTTAGCGTGACGGGCTTTGAATGACTTCTGCCTAGCTGTAGGCTTCTTATCACCAGTAACACCCTGCTGCCCAAACCGGATAGTCTTAATCTTGTCGCCTTCTTTTGCCACAACAACGTGAGACTTAGTGGCGTGACCCGGAGTTTTCTTCGGCTTGTTGTAGCCAGACACACCAGCGCGTTCTAGACGTGGGTCTTTAGCCATTAATCTACCTCTTCTTCATTACTACCCATAGCTGAATGCTACTCCTCCATAATCTTCTGGTCGATCAACAAACTTTTGCTGGCCCCACCAGAATCGCTCCTTGCTTTCGCCGCCGCAACTGCCTCATCTTTGCTATCAAAGCGGGGGAACAAATTCCCAGACTCCGACTCGTAAGATAAAGCCTGCTGGAAAGCCTTCTCCCCGCTTAGCAAACGAGGCTTCTCACCCTTAAACCAAATCTGTGGGTAGTTAAACCAAAGACCCTCCGAATCCTGACCCGTCGCGGTTAACTCCGTCATCTTCTTGCCGTCGCCGCGAGGAAGAGGTTCATGCTTCTCAGGATCGAAAGGCTCCACGCTACTTCTCCATAATCTTCTGGTCGATCCCAACCTTAATCATCTTCTGCGCAACGTCAGGACCAATCACCGCAATGATCTTGTCAGCCTCGTGAGAGGTAACAAAATCCTTTGGATAGTGTTTCATGTGAACAACCTGAACAACACGACGAAGAACATCACGATCACGAACGCTCAGATTGTGAAAAAAATTACTCATCAAGCATCTTGGAAGCCAAGTCATTCGTCAGCTTGTCAGCCATAATCTCCGCCCGCGTTCGACGCTTGCGAACCTTTTTGCCACCAACCTTTTTTTGCTGAGAAGAAAGAACAAGATCAGCAACCTTCAATAAACGACGACTGCTAACCGTATGCGTCTTTCCAGAAAAAACATGCGCGCCAATCGTGTGAACATCACCCTCATAACCAACACCGTCAGGAAACTCCCAAGCCATATCAAACACCCTTCAAGTTAGAATTAAACAAAGTCCGCACCTTCGAATAACGAACATCCTCCATAGCAGGCTCAATCTTATCCTCCTTGCGAGCAACCTTCGTACTCGGCAAAGGACCATAATCAGGCTTCTTGTACTCAGGAGCGCCACTCCCACCACCACCAAAACACATCTCACTTCCCCTTCAATACATACCTGCGAATACGGTGAACCATAATCTCAGGCACAACTCCCTTGTACCTCTCCTTACCCGGCTTCGGCTTTCTTGCCAAACTCCAACGACAATTCACCTTTTCAGCTTTTAACATTTTTACCTTTTTTTACTATCGCTAGAGTAGGGGGGCATTGGGGGGACCAGCACCCCAACTTTTCCCCCACCCCCCTAGTCCCCGCCCGCTTAGCACCAAGCAAGACCCCCCGGGGGGTGTCATTGCTCGGCACACGCAGACTATGTAGCATCACCCACTAGGCTAGGTCGATACTCACCTTGATGTCCCCCGCCACTTGAACTTGCGCACGGTCGATTGGCTTGAACCCAGCCCTATCCAACACGTCTTTACTAGCCTCGAGTTGGACGTACTCACTCTTCGCAGCGACCGCTAACCTATTGAGAGTATTGACAGATCGCAACGCTGCAATTCCGATTGCATCCATGACGCGTTTCTGCATGTACGCTTGCACGTGGGGTAGCCGTGGTTGTCTGGCTGCGAATGACTTTGCTGCATGTTCTGTAGAGTTGCAGACTCGTCTTGCGGCTTCGATGTTGGAGACGCCTTCATCGACGATGGTATCCACCCAGTTGCGTTGTCTTACGGTTAGACCGTCGCTGTCTCTCACCTTCAACCCGGTCTCTTCTTCTGCACGGTTCTCCACGGCGTCTGCGCGTTCCGGCTGCTGTTTCATCCCTTCCTTGCCCCCCCTTTCCCTCTTTCCCCCCCAATGCTGTTTCCACTTATTAGGTGCGTGTCAATCCCCCTTCTTACCGTTGTAACATCGCTCCATTGTTTTCGTTGCTCTTTCTTCTGCAAATGTGTTCGGGGCCATCCCCGCCGCCCTCAAGGGGGCGAGACGGGGAGCGCGTCACTCATCAAAGACAGAGCCTGCGCAAGCTTGTCTCTGCCCGCTGAAGCGGGTGAGTACCGACTTGTCCAAGGGACACACACTACTGGGATTTCACGCCGGATATGGACTGCACTACGGAATTGACCCTCAAGGGGGCCAATCTCCTACGCTCCGTCCATCTCAAGCGCCTGTCACGAGACGTAGGCCCTCGACTTTCGCTGCCGCTTCGTTGGTCGGGAGAAGTGGTGACGAGAGGTAAACTCTCTCTCTATGAGTGCGGAAAGATACCTCTGGTAGGCCCCAAAAGGATGCATTGTCAAGGCTCTGCGGCCTGACGCAACGTCACCCCCCCAAAAGGGGTGACGCAGCATCAGCCCTTGCCCAGCAAGCTGGCGCTACGCGGCCCTGACTATTCCCTCACTCGCAAGCTCGCTCGGTGCGATCCTTCTGTTTCCAGACAATCGTACTTTCCACACTCATATAGAGAGAGAACGACATGAAACTAGCGCACTTTGTAGTCAGCAACGCGAACGTTTGTCAGCAATTCATCGAGGAGATGCGAGAGTTGATCGACGCGCCGAAGATGTATGGCCCATGCAGAGCAGCCGAAGCGGAGATGGCCACGAGCCTGTTGTTGCAAGCAGCCCACCAGCTGGAACAGCGGATTGATGTTCTGTATCAAGACGACCCCAGCGAGTGGGAAACAACAGCATGGAGAGAAACGCTGGACCTGTTGAACCGCATGATCCTGATGGCCATCGCGGAAACCCAGATCGACATGGGGGCAGACTGGAACGACGACCGCCCCGCCGAGAACATCCACGACACCATTGCCGAAATCGAGGGGAGCGAGTGGATATGACAACGCTAGAGACACTCAACCTTTACCGCGAGGAACTAGAACAGTTGCGCGACGAAGCACGGAACGATGGGATATCGGACGACCACGCCCACTGCCAAAACCTCGATCAAGACATCGACCAGCTAAACGTCACCATCCGCCAGCTAATCATGCGAGATCAAGCAATCATCAAGAACGCAAAGGAGTTGATAAAAGACTACCAGTAACGACGACCCGGCACTGCCCGACGCGCTGGCCCTTTGGGCGCGTCGGTCAGTCCCGGCCCGACACAATCAAACCAATGGAGAAGAACATGACCAACAAGAGCAAAGTAGATACCAAGGCGCTTGAACAGGCGGACACCACAGCAACTGAAACCCCAAGCTTCGAGAACCTCACGCCCAGTGAGCAGGCCCACGCGATTGCCGTTGAGGCATTCGAGACGATCACCCACCTGTTCGCCTCTGACGACTTCAACGCAAAGGGCATAGCGGGTTTCTTCTTCTGCTATGGCGCAGAGAAGCAGCATCAGTATAGCACCGACAGGTTAAACCAGCTTGAGCA